TCTACCGGCCCGACGCCGTTCGTGCGTTTGGCCACTCCCGGATTAGCCGGGCAAATATGAGCCTGGTCGGATCCGCACTCCGCACCATCAAGCGCAGCGAGGTGGCTGCCGAGTTCTATTCCTTCCCGCAGAAGTACGTCAGCGGCCTGGCGGAGGATGCAGAGATCGACAAGTGGAAGGCGACGATGTCTTCTATGATCTCGTTCACGAAGGACGAGGATGGCGACCGGCCTGTGGTTGGCCAGTTCCAGCAGCAGAGCATGACGCCGCACGTTGAGCAGCTGCGGATGTTCGCCGCCCTCTTCGCCGGCGAGAACGGCTTGACCCTGGATGACATGGGCTTCCCGTCCGACAATCCGAGCAGCGCCGAGGCCATCAAGAGCGCACATGAGAACCTCCGGCTGACCGCGCGGAAGGCGCAGCGCAACTTTGCCGTTGGCTTCCTGAATGTCGGCTTTGTCTCCGTGTGTCTGCGTGACGGTAAGGCATACAACCGCTCCCAACTGTCCCAGCTGTATCGCAACGCGGCCAAGTGGGAGCCTATCTTCGAGCCGGATGCCGCAATGCTCTCCCTGATCGGCGATGGCGCCATCAAGATCAACCAGGCGGTGCCTAACTTCTTCGACGCGGCGGCCTTGCGAGACATCACCGGTCTCCAGGCTTCGCAGCAGCAGTAAGGCGGTGTTGATATGGTCGACATTGCCCCCGATATGCTGGAAGCCATCCGGGCACGGTTTAACTACCGGATGCAGACCGACCCGCTGATCAAGCGGCTGGGCGACGTCTTCGCGGCGGGCGGCGGCACTTACGAGCAGGTCAACGAGTTCGCCGTCCGTGCCGGCGAGATTCTTTCCGGGGCCTATCGGATGTATATCTCCGAGGCCGAGCTGCCTGGCGGCCGGATGTGGTACAACATCGCGGACAAAGTCCTCCGGCCCACTCTCCAAGACAATTTCCGAGTCGTCGCTGACGCGGCCGAGCGGGTACAATCCTCGCTCAATGCAGCTGCCGGCGTCGGCCTTAAAGCGATCCGCCCTGTGGAGCCGGCCGACCGGATTCAGAACCTGATCCAGAAGATTTCCAAGTACGAGCGCTTCGGCGATGGCGAGTGGCTGCTTCAGGAGCCGATCGTCAATCTGTCTCAATCAGTTGTTGACGACGCCATCAAGCGGAACCTCGACTTCCAGGGCGGAGTCGGTATGAAAGCGCGGGTCAAGCGCATGGTAGTTGGCGGCTGCTGCGATTGGTGCCGGGCTGTCGCGGGTGATTACGAGTACCCCGACGTCCCGCCCGAAGTCTGGCAGCGCCACGAGAGATGCAGATGCATCATTGACTATACTCCGAGGAAGGGCAGCACCGAGCGGCTGCGCGGAACCGGCAGGAGCTGGCGGTAAGCTGGCAAACTATACCTTTATGGGATTCTATGGAAAACGAAAAGAGGCGTGGGCGACAAACGCCCACTACGTCCCACATCCTCCCATACTCCTCCACGGGGGGACCGGAGGCTGTGGATCTCTATAATTCAACCGGCAGAACGGCGCAGGAGTGGCAGGAGCTGATGCTCTATGACATCCTCGCCGTTAATGACGAAGGTCTGTGGGTGCACACCAAATTTGGATATTCGGTCCCACGCCGAAACGGCAAGAACGAGGTGGTAGCCGCACGCGAGCTTTACGGCTTGATCAAGGGGGAAAGAATCCTTCACACGGCCCACCGCACCACGACATCTTCGTCAGCGTCGCGCCGGCTGGTTGATCTACTCAAGGGCGCGGGATACCAGGAAGTCATTCGAGTCAAGAAGGGAGAGGTTTATGAAAAGGCCTACGTCTACTCGAAGCAGTTCGGTCTTGAGAAAATAACTCTCCTCGACACCGGCGGCGTCTGCGACTTCCGCACCCGCACCAGCAAGGGCGGCCTGGGCGAAGGCTTCGACCTCCTCATCATCGACGAGGCCCAGGAATACCAGGACGACCAGGAGACCTCGCTGAAGTACGTTGTCTCCGACTCCGCGAATCCGCAGACCATCTTCTGCGGCACTCCTCCGACTCCGGTCAGCTCCGGAACGGTGTTTGTCAAACTCCGGCGAGATACGCTGGAGGGCAAGACGCAGAACACCGGCTGGGCCGAGTGGTCGGTGGAAACCATGTCGGACGTCCATGACGTGGATCTCTGGTACGAGACCAACCCCTCGATGGGATCCATCCTCACCGAGCGCAAAGTCGCGGACGAAATCGGCAACGATGACGTTGATTTCAACATCCAGCGCCTGGGCCTATGGCTCCGGTACAACCAAAAATCGGCCATCACGCCGGCAGAGTGGGCGACCACCGAGGTTCCCAAAATGCCGCCGCTGACGGGCCGAATTTTTGTTGGTATTAAATTCGGCCGCGTGGATCCGGAGAGCGCCGCGTTGAGCGTGGCTTGCTACACCAAGACCGGCGAGATCTTCGTGGAGTGCATCGATTGCAGACCTCTCCGGGATGGCGTCGGCTGGATCGTTGATTTCATCGACACAGCCTTCAACGGAATCCGGCAGGTCGTCGCCGACGGTGCAAACGGGCAAGGGATGTTGGAGAAGGCGCTGAAAGAGAAGCGGCTCCACCGTCCGCTGCTCCTGCCCACCGTGCGCCAGGTCATCGAGGCCAACGCAGCCTTCGAGAGCGGCGTCTTCAACGGCAAGCTGCTCCGGATGGACCAGCCCTCGCTGACAGCCGCCGTCACCAACTGCGAGAAGCGGGCCATCGGCAACAACGGCGGCTTCGGCTACAAGAGCATCAAAGCAGGCGTTGACATCGCCTTGCTCGACTCTGTGGCCCTCGCCTACTGGGCCGCGACAGAGGGCGGCGAAAAGGCCCCCTCGCAGAAAATCAGCTATTGAGTCCTTCGGGGCTTTTAGCACATAAAAACACCCAACGCCGGGGAAAGGCGGAAAGGAGAGATCCTAACATGGACGAATTCAAGCCCATCACCACACAGGAGGAGCTGGACGCGATCATTAAGTCCCGGCTTGAGCGGGAACGCAACAAGTTCGCCGACTATGACCAGCTGAAGACCTCCGCCACCGATCTGCGGAAGGCGCTGGAGACCGCCCGGTCCGAAGCAAGCGCCGCAGCACAGGAAGCCTCAAAGAAGATCGCCGAGCTTGAGAAGCAGAACAAAGCCTACGCCACCGCAGCGGTCAAAACGCGGATTGCTCTTGAGTACGGTATCCCGTCCGACATCAAGGACCGGCTTTGTGGCGAAACCGAAGAGGAAATCAAGGCCGACGCCGAGCGGATCGCTCCGCTGTTCGCCAACCGGAAGCCCGCGCCTCCGCTGCGGAACCCGGAACCGAAGGCCGGCGACCCTGTCGACTCTGCCTGGAGAACCTTCCTCGACCAGACGAAAGAACTTTAAAATTTTAAACGTAAAGGAGAAATAAACAAATGGCTACTATCACCGCCACCACCGCCCAGTTCCCCACCGAGCTGGTGCGCGAAATGTTCAACGCTGTCAAGGGTCACAGCTCCCTGGCCCTGCTGTCCAACCAGACCCCCATTCCTTTCTCTGGCACCACCCAGATGGTCTTCAGCCTGGATGGCGAGGCCTCTATCGTCGCCGAGGGCGCTGCCAAGCCCGCCGGCTCCGGCTCCGTGACCCCCAAGGTCATCCGTCCCCTGAAGTTTGTGTACCAGATGCGCGTGAGCGACGAGTTCCTCCGCTGCGGCGACGAGAAGCGTCTGGAGTACTGGCGCGCCTTCTCCGAGGGTTTTGCCCGCAAGATCGGCCGCGGACTGGACATCGCTGCCATGCACGGCAAGAACCCCGCTGACGGCACCGCCATCTCCAGCCTGGCTACCAACAACTTTGACGGCGTCATCACCGCCGGCAATACTGTGACCTATGTGGCCGCCTCCGCTGACGACAACCTGTCCGACGCTATCGGCAAGGTCGCCGAGGGCAGCGTGACCGGCATGGCTCTGGCTCCCGCCTTTGCCGCCGCCATGGGTGCCATCAAGGCCAGCGGTGTGCGCCAGTATCCCGAGTTCGCCTTCGGCGGCAATCCCGAGCGCTTCGCCGGCCATCTGTCCGACGTCAACAGCACCGTGGCCGCCGTCAGCTCCAAGGACATGGCCATCGTTGGCGACTTCGCCAACGCCTTCAAGTGGGGCTATGCCGGCGAGATCCCCGTCGATGTCATCCGCTACGGCGATCCCGACGGCTCCGGCCACGACCTGAAGCAGTACAACGAGGTCTGCCTCCGCGCCGAGGCCTATATCGGCTGGGGCATCCTGGACGCTGCCTCCTTCGCCAAGGTCGCCACTACCTGATCAACTCCGTCATGATGCCGGGGGTGGCTTTTGCTGCCCCCGGAGCCATCTATAGGAGGTGAGACGAATGGCAACTGAATCCTATGCAACTGTCGCGGATGTCGAGGCTCTGTGGCGTCCGCTGACCGCAAGCGAGTACGAGCGGACGGAGGCGCTGCTGCCCATCGTCTCCGACTCGCTGCGGCAAGAGGCGAAGAACATCGGCCGGGATCTCGACCAGATGATCGCAGACGGCGACGTGCTGACCAACGTGGTCACGTCCGTCACCGTTGACGTGGTCGCCAGGGCACTGATGACGCCGACGAACGAGGCACCCATGTCGCAGATGAGCCAATCGGCTCTTGGCTATTCCGTCAGCGGGACCTTCCTGGTTCCCGGCGGCGGCCTGTTCATCAAGAAGTCGGAGCTGGCCCGCCTGGGCCTTCGCCGGCAGAGAATCGGGGTGATTGAACTCTATGAGCGCCATGCTTGCGGGTATCCCTGTGGTACTGCTCCGGCAGACACAAACGGGGGTTGATCCCTTCAACCGGCCCATCGTCACGACCGTCAGCGAGACCGTCGACAACGTCCTGGTCGCGCCGCTGTCCGACGAGGAGCGCGTCACGGAGCTCAATCTCACCGGCCGCCGGGCCGTCTACCAGCTGGGCATTCCGAAAGGTGACGCCCACAACTGGGAGGCGGGCACCCTGGTGCAGTTCTTTGGCCAGACCTTCCGGATCATTGGTCAGCCCACCCAGGGCATTGAGGCCATGATTCCGCTGGCCTGGAACAAGAAGGTCAAGGTGGAATATGCCGAGTAAAGTCCGCGTCGAGCTGAACACAAAGGGCATCGGCGAGCTGCTCAAGTCGCAAGAGATGGCGGCACTCGTCGAAGACCGCGCACAGGCTGTGGCGGGCCGGGCTGACGGCAATTACAACGTTGGCACCGTCCACGCCCAGACCCGTGTGATCGCCACCGTCGAGGCGGCCGACTCCAAGACCAGGCGGCAGAACCTGAAAAACAACACGCTGCTGAAAGCGCTGGGAGGTGTTTGAGCGTGATCGAGAAAATCGTAATTGACTATCTGGCCGCGGCTCAACAGCTTCCGGTCTATGCCGAAAAGCCGGTGAACCAGGAGGGCGAATACATCCTCATCGAGCGCATCGGCGGCAGCGAGGTGAACAGGATCCGGGAGGCCACCGTGGTGGTGCAGACCATCGCGGGCACCCTCTACCGGGCCGCAGAGCTGGCGGAGGAGATCCGGGCGCTGATGCTGGACATCGTGGCGCTTAACTCCGTCTTCCATTGCTCCGTCAACGCCGGGCCGTACAACTATACCGATACCGACACGAAGGAGTACCGGTATCAAACCGTTTACACACTCAACTACTAAAAGGAGGCCAAAAATGGCTACTGCTTCTAACGTTACTGCCGGTAAGCCCAAAATCGGCGGTGCCATCTATGTCGCGCCGGCGGGCACCGCGCTTCCTAATGACGCCACCACGGCTCTGGCCGAGGCCTATGTGTCCCTCGGCTATGTGTCCGAGGACGGCGTCACCAACAGCAACTCCCCCAGCTCCGATAACATCAAGGCCTGGGGCGGCGACATCGTCATGAACCTCATGACAGAGAAGGCCGACAACTTCACCTTCACCCTGATCGAGGCCCTGAACGTGGACGTGCTCAAGTTCGTCTATGGCGACAGCAACGTCACCGGCACCCTGGCCAACGGCATCACCGTGAAGGCCAACTCCAGCATCCCCAGCTCCAAGGTCATCGTCATCGACATGATTATGACCGACGGCGCCCTGAAGCGCGTGGTCATGCCCAGCGCCTACATCTCCGAGGTGGGCGACATCGTCTACAAGGACGACGAGGCTGTCGGCTACGAGACCACCGTGCTGTGCCCGCCTGACGCGCAGGGCAACACCCACTACGAGTACATCAAGCGCACTTAAGGGAGGTTAATCCATGGCCATCAAACACGTCAAAACGCGGACCGGGTTCGAGTGCGACATCGATGAAATCGTCCTCGACGACATGGAGGTCCTCGATTATCTGGCCGCGATCGATGGCCAGGACCTGACCAAGTACCCGTTGTTGCTCAACAAGCTGATGAAGCCGGAGGTCAAGAAGGCACTCTATGACCACGTCCGCACCGAGGACGGCCGGGTGCCCTACGGCACTTTCGATGCCGAGATCACTGACATCTTCAACGGACTCAAAGGCGGAAAAAACTAATACTCCTCGCCCGCGCGATCGCCGCTGACGAGGACGCGCTGCTGTGCGATTTCGCCCAGGTTTACCGCGTGATCGACTATAAGGCGCTGCCGCCCAGGATTGCGGCGGCGCTTTTTGTCGGTCTCCCGCCGGACTCCCGCATCATGCGGAAGCTGTCAGGAAGGGCCGTAGATGACCACACAGTGCTTTTAGCGATCATTGCCGACCGCCTGGGTCTTCTCCTCTGGGCGCAGACGAAGGACGGCCAGAAGGGCCGCAATCGGCCTAAATCGATATTTGAGGCAATCACCAACGGCGGCGGATCCACAGCCCGGACCCGCGGCTATACCAGCGTGGCGGAGTTTGAAGCCGCCCGCGCAAAAATCCTTTCGGAAAGGAGTGAAGATTAGTGCCTGAACTCGGAAAAGCCTATATCCAGGTTATTCCTACCACGAAGGGAATCAAGGGCGAACTTGAAAGCCAGATGGGCGACGCTGGCGAGTCTGCCGGCAAGAAGTCCGGCGCACGAATCGGCTCCGCTATCAAGAGCGCGATCCTGGCTGTCGGTATCGGCGAGGCTATCAAGTCCGCCGTCACCGCCGGCGCGGATCTCCAGCAGAGCTTCGGCGGCCTTGACACCATCTATGGTGAAGCGGCCGACGCAGCGAAGCGCTACGCATCCGAGGCAGCTGCCGCCGGCATCTCTGCGAATGACTACGCGGAACAGGCCGTCAGCTTCGGTGCCTCGCTGAAGCAAGCCTTCGGTGGCGACACCGTCCGCGCAGCTGAAGCAGCCAATACCGCCATCCTGGACATGGCCGACAACGCCGCCAAGATGGGCACCGACATCAGCGCCATCCAGAACGCCTACCAGGGTTTCGCCAAGGGCAACTACACGATGCTGGACAACCTCAAGCTGGGCTACGGCGGCACCCGCACCGAGATGGAGCGGCTGTTGAAAAATGCCCAGGAGATTTCCGGCGTTGAGTATGACATCGACAACCTTGGCGACGTCTATGACGCCATCCACGTCATCCAGGGCGAACTTGGCTTGACCGGCGTGGCTGCTGATGAGGCTGCTACCACCTTCTCCGGTTCCCTGGGTGCCATGAAGGCGGCGGCGCAGAATGTCCTGGGCAACCTGGCCCTTGGCGAAGACATCGGCCCGTCCCTGGAAGTGCTTGGCCAGACCGTCAGCACGTTCCTCGCCTCGAACCTGTTCCCGATGGTCAGCAACATCGTCTCCACGCTGCCGAGCGCCCTGGCTGGGCTGATCACCACGCTGGCCCCGCAGCTGATCCCGGCTGGCGTCGAGCTGCTCGTCAATCTCATGAACGGACTCGCCGAGACCGTGCCGGATCTCTTGATCCAGGTGGCTGCCATGATCCCGGACATTGTGTCGACGCTTCTGGATAACCTTCCCGCCCTGGTCGAAGGCGCTGTCAACCTGTTCGTCGGTATCATCCAGGCGATCCCCATCATCCTTCCGGACCTGATCAGGGCCGTCATCGGCATGATCCCGAAAATCGTGCAGACCCTCATCCGGGCGACGCCGCAGATCTTCAAGGGTGCTTTGCAGATGCTGGGCGGCTTGCTCCAGGCGATTCCTAATGTTCTCAAGGCGGCCGTCACGGGTCTATGGGACATTGGCCGCAATCTGGTCATTGGCCTGTGGAACGGCATCAGCAACGTCACCGGCTGGATCCTCGACAAGATCCGCGGATTCGGTGCCTCGATCCTGTCCGGTATTAAGGGCATCTTCGGCATCCACTCCCCCTCGAAGGAGATGGAATGGATGGGTCAGATGCTCGATCAGGGCCTCGCTCGTGGTATCACCGGCGGCGTCGGTGTCGTCGATGACGCGATGGTCGAACTGGGTGCCAGGACCATGAACGGCTTCGACCCGACCATCAACGCCAGCGTCGGCACCGGCGGCGGAGCTGTCACCAACATGGGCGGCATCAATATTAACGTTTACGGCAAGGACGGCCAGAACGCGAGAGACATCGCGGAGGCTGTCATGGCCGAGATCCAGGCGGCAGTTGACCGCAGAGGGGCGGTGTTTGCTTGAGCAATCAGTTCTATTTCAACGGGCACTCCTGTGCCGAGTACAACATCATCTGCTCGAACGGCGGCACCTATGACGCCCCGGAGCGTGACGTGACCATCATCGAGATTCCCGGTCACAACGGCGACGTCACCCTCGACAACGGGCGGTGGAGAAACGCAAGCGTCACCTTCCCATGCTATGTTCGCCGCGGATTCGCCCAGGTGGCCCCACTGATCCGCGCCTGGCTGCACGGCGCTCCCGGCTATCACCGGCTCGAAGACGATGCTCATCCCTGTGAGTACCGCATGGCCCGGTTCGTGGAGGCGATTAAGTTCGAGCCGATGTACACGGACAAGGAAGCCGAGCTGGAGATCACTTTCTCCTGTCAGCCCCAGCGCTGGCTCAAATCCGGCGAAGACACGGTCATCCTGACGGCCGCCGGCACACTCGTCAACCCGACGCAGTACGACGCACTCCCCACCATCACGGTGGAGGGCACCGGCGCGGCGACGCTGACGGTGGGTGAGTACCAGCTGGCTATCGACAACATCGATGGCAGCATCACGCTCAACTCTTCCATTCAGCGCGCTTACAACGGCACGATGGCAAGAGATGGGGCGGTCTCCGGTGTTTATCCTGTTCTTCCGGCTGGATCCACGGCTATCAGTTGGGATGGCTCCGGCGTGACGAGCGTCACGGTGATTCCAAGGTGGTGGACGATATGAGACCGATTCTTATTTCTGCTGACTTCGATTTGCAAAGGCTCGTTGACGCTGACGGCAAGCTGACCTTCGACAGCGAGAACAAGGCCCTCTGGGTGCCGAATCCGTCGCCTACTGTCCCAACCAACAACGGCGTGGGTGTCCTCGCTGACGCCATCAGCTGCAAGGTCAAGACGGTGCTGAACGGTGAAGACGAGTTGGAGATGACTTATCCAATCACCGGCGACCTGTTTGATCAGTTGGCGCTCCGTGCGCTGATTGTCGCAGAGGTGGCCGAGAGAGGTAAGCAGCCTTACCGCATCTATCGCATCACGAAGCCGCTCAACGGCATCATCACGGTCTACGCTCGGCACCTCGTCTACGACCTGTCCGGCATCGTTGTTGAGCCTTTCTCCGCTAACGGCATCCAAGCGGCGCTGACGGGTCTCAAGGCCCACGCCATGACCAACTGCCCCTTCACGTTCACGAGCGGACGCACCACCGACAGCCGCTTCTCCGTGCAGGTTCCAACGGCGGCATGGTCGTTGATGGGCGGCACGAGAGGTTCCCTCCTTGACGTCTATGGCGGCGAATACAGTTGGGACGGCTACACCATCCGGCTCGAAAACCACATCGGCACCAACAACGGCGTCTCCGTCCGTTACGGCGTCAACATGACGGATCTGGAGCAGGATGCCCGCTGTGACTCCTGCTACACCGGCGTTGTTGCCTACTGGAAGAAGGAAGACTCCGTTATCCACTCCCCCGTCGTTGCCGCTGTCGGCACTTATGGTTATGTGAAAATCCTCCCGGTCGATATGTCCGACCGCTGGGAGGATATGCCGACCAAGGATCAGTTGGTTGCGGCCGCTGAAGCCTATATCGTCAACAATCAAATCGGCGTACCATCCGTCTCGTGGCGCGTGTCCTTCGTGCAACTCGGCCAGACCGAGGAATACAAAGACATCGCCGCTCTGGAACACGTCAGCCTTGGCGATACCGTGGGTGTGCATTTCTCTAAACTCGGCGTGGATGCCACGGCGCGAGTCAACTCCATCGAATGGGACGTTCTGCTTGAGAGATACGCCACCGTCAATCTGGGCAGTATCAAGAGCAACATCGCCGACACCATCGCAACACAAGCGAAAGAGTTGGAGCAGACTCCGACACGGACGGAAGTGGCATCGCTCACCTCCGCTATCGCCGCCGCACTCATGGGTGCGAGAGGCGGGTCTATCCGCTTTTTGGACACGGACGAGGACGGGGAGCCGGACACTCTATATGTGGCAGACAATCCCGAACCGACCCTTGCAACCAAGGTTTGGAGATGGAACTATGCCGGGTGGGCCGCTTCGTCCAATGGATATGATGGCCCGTTTACGATGGCGGCAACGCTCGAAGGCGGCATCATCGCTGACTATATCACCGCCGGAATCATCCGGTCTGTGACGGGCGACTTTTCCATTTCGCTTGATACCGGAGTGCTAAACACCATCGGCACGAAGACCTATTACGCCGCCGACTACACCTCCGACGATGTGTCCCGAATCGTCCAGATTACGGTCGGCTCTGTCACGCCGACAGATGCGGACTTCGAAAAGTACGATTTCTATCAAGATGGCGAGATTACAATCGTAGACCTCGCTATTGCGCAGAGGCTTGTGAACACCGGAACCGACTTCACTATTGAGTGGAACGCGAGAGTGGAACCATCTTCCCGCGGCGCCGCTTTTTCCGTTTGGATGAACGGGAGCCGGGTGGCGAGAATCGGCGTGAACGTCATGGAGGCCCAAAAGGGCAAGTTTTCCGAAATCGACTCCAATGTTGTTGTCGGAGAAACGGAGATTCGTGGTGGCACTATCCGGTGCGACCATCTTTACATCAACGGGCAGGAGGTGACTCCCTAATGGCTGAATACTTAAGCAGTTTTACTGGAGCCGAAATCGATGCGGCTATTACCAAGGTACGGCAACTCACCGATGCCGACACAATCAACGAGGGCGTAGCCGCCGCAACGGAAACGGCTGACTATGTTGTTGCAACTGGCACGGCAGACGCAACGCTGACGAGCCAGAACTCGGACAGCACCTACTCGACCTTCTCAAGACCGGGCGCGTGGACTTTCCGGAAGTGGTTATCCGGCGTGGCAGAGTGTTGGGCGCAGGTCGCCCTTCCGGCTGGCACCCACATCGAGCAAGCGTGGGGTAGCACTCTTTATGAGACCACGAAAAAGAACGTCACATTCCCCGCTTCGCTCTTCGTCGGCGCTCCGGTCTGCGTGATGACTCCCGGCGATGGCGCTACCATTCTTGAGGTTGGCGACGGAATCTCCGCAGGACGGACGGCGGACTTCTGGCTTGTGCGGCCCGTTGCCGACTCGCACGACAGAGACTACATCATCAACGTCCGAGCGGTTGGGAGGTGGAAGTGAGATGATTCAGAAAAACATCACCCTCTTCCTCGCCAGCGGGCCGACTATCGTCATCCCGGTGTCGCAGTACGATGACCTGTGGCAGTTCCGCTTTTCCGTCCGCTATGACGGAGCAGAGTGGGCAATCCCCACGACGGCGAGTGTATCCATCACAGGCCGCAAGGCCAACGGCGAGACCTTCGAGGTGACCTGTCTCCGGGATAAGGTCAACAACCGCTGGTACGTTGATACCGACAGCGTTATGACCGACGTGCCCGGTGCGGCTATCTGCGAGATGGTCATCGTGGACGGCGGCAGACGAGTCGGCACCGTGAATTTCATCATCAAGGTGGAGGAGGCTCCGAACAATGATTAACAGATATCAAACCCTCTGGCTGGGCGGCGGCCCCAAGGTGAGCATCCCCGTCAGCCAGTACGACTCCATGTGGCGGTTCCGCTTCTCCCTCATTGAGAACAGCACCCCGTGGACGATTCCAGCTGACGCTATCGCCGGCATGAACGGACGCAAGCCGGACGGCAACACCTTCAGTTTCCCCGCCGACATCGAGAACAACACCATCGTGGTCGATAGCGACACCCAGATGACGGCGGTGGCTGGCGTGACTCTGTGTGAGGTCTATGTCATCTCCGGCGGGAAGAAGGTCGCCACGGTCAACTTCGACCTTGTGGTGGAGGAGGCCCCGAAGGCACAGGGCGACATCTCCAGCGATACGACCTTGCCCGCCTATTCCGAAATCCTCGACCGCATCGCCGAGATGGAGGTTGAGGGCGTCCCGGCTGGTGGTCGTGCCGGCGAGGTGCTGGCGAAGGCGAGTAACGACGACTATGACGTCGAATGGATCACCGTCGAGGGCGGCGGCGGCGGCAGTTCCGGCGTTGCTTTCGTCACCTACAACACGGCGACCAGCGCCGACATCGAGGCGGCCTATCAAGACGGTCTGGCTGTGTTCTGCGTGAGCGGCAACTACATCTATCCGATGACCGAGAGAACCAGCGCCACGAACCACACGTTCAGCGGCTACACCGGTGAGGGGTTCATCACTATCTCTTGCGTGGCGAATTCGTGGACAAAACTCGACTCGACCGCCACCTACACTCCACCTCTGGCGGCTATCCGTGCCCCGCTCCCGCTGGGTTCTACTGCGCAGGTTGGTTCCCACAATCTGTACGCAAGAGAAGACCACGTTCACCCTCTTCCGAGCAAGAGCGACCTCGGCCTTGGCAACGTCGACAACACCTCCGACCTCTCAAAACCCGTCTCCAATGCCACGCAGACGGCGTTGGATGCAAAAATCACCGCTCCGTCTGGAGCAACAAGCGGACAGTTTTTGGTATTCAACGGAACCGCATGGGTCGCACAGACCGTGCCTAACGCATCGGGGGTGAGTTTCTAATGGCTACTTATCTAACCAATGACACCGACCTTGGAGCCGTTGCTGATGCCATCCGTACCAAGGGCGGGACGAGTGCTGACCTTGTGTTTCCGCAAGGGTTCGTGGATGCGATTGAAGCGATTAGTGGCGGCGGCGGTGGCGGCCTCGAATCGTTCTTGACTGCAAGCTATGTAAACACAAGCAGTGCGCTCCCCGGTATTCTTAATGACCACAAGATTAAACCGAAATATGATACGGAGATTGTGCTGTGGATTTGCCAGCCAAGTGGAAGTATGCCGACAGCGGGGTCAACCACGAATTTCCTCTATGCCCTGTGGATTCTTGAGGGGAAAGTTGCTGCCGGGAATAACAGAGCGAATGTGATTAACACAAACTCAAGAGCAACTCCGTGGACATCTCCATATGTATATGCCACGCGCTCCGATAGTTGGTCGATTGATGAGAACGGATACCTAACTGCTGGAAGCGGAACATGGTATTATTCTCGCGCTGGTGCATACACCATCAAAATCTACGAAATCCCGGTAGACCCGACAGAGGTATAAAAAATGAAAAGCTATAGAAAAAGTGTCGAAAACGGTTTTATCCGAAGTGTAGCGTTCAGCGAGTTTGGCGAAGAAATTGCGGAAACGGAATACAGCGAAATCCTCTCGATAATTCGCAACATTCCTGATGCGCCAGATGGGTATTGCTATATGCTCCGCGCCGCAGACCTTGAATGGGAACTTGTCGAACTCCCGACCATGCCCGACCCGTTTGAGGAAGAAGTCGACGATGCCGAAGCCTTGCAAATCATCCTTGGAGGTGACGAAGCATGACCCGTGAACACGCATACAAGATTCGTGAGATGCTCCACAAAGCCAGCGCATCCCTTGCAGACGATGACGCTTTGGAGGCCATCGAGTTGTTCGCTCCGTGGCAACCCGACACCGACTACGCCGTGGATGTGCGAGTCCGCTACGGTGACAAACTGTACCGTTGCGTACAGGCTCACACCTCGCAGACCGATTGGACACCGGACGCTACTCCTGCTCTGTGGACGGAGGTGGCGGCTCCCGGTGAGATTCCCGTGTGGAAACAGCCGACCGGGGCGCAGGATGCCTATAACAAGGGCGACCGTGTCCACTATCCCACCGCTGACGACCCCGTGTATGTGAGTACGGTGGACAACAATGTGTGGGAACCTGGCGTATACGGGTGGGAGGTGGTAGTGTGACCGCTATCCTCACCATCGCACAGTACGCCTCCGCTGTCTCCGGGATCCTCGCCTTCGTCGTCCTGTTCATCCGCCCCATCCGTGACAAAGTGACCGGTGCGAAGGAGCTGCGGGAGGGGTTACGGTGTCAGCTGCGGTCGGATATGCTTCACACTTACTACAAACATCGCGGCGAAAGCAAAATTCGGCAGTATGAGATGGAAAATTTCATTCTCGAATACAAAGCCTACAAAACGCTCGGCGGAAATTCATTCATCGATATCATCGAAAAAGAAGTTAAGACTTGGGAGGTTTTATCATGATTTTTTCGAACAAGACTTATGACGTGCTGAAATGGATCGCTCTGGTGTTCCTGGATGCGATTGGCATCTGCTACCAGGCTCTCTCCGGCATCTGGGGGCTGCCATATGGTGACGCCGTGCTCCAGACCTGTGCGGCCCTGTCCGTCTGCCTCGGCACTCTCCTCGGCGTCAGCAACGCCCAGTACAACCGGGAACAGGCCGAGCAGCATCAGGGCGCATATGCCGAGATGGTTAAGCAGAACAACGAAATGCGCGACGAGCTGGTCGCCAACCTCGAAAAAACCTACGAGCAGTTCGGCGAAGACGAAGGCGAAGAGTAAGGGGGTGTTGTCATGAGCAACTCCCGAATGGTTGACTACTACCGGGCTTCCCCCAACTACTACGCCGGGCGCACCCGGAGCATCGACCGGATTACTCCCCATTGCGTGGTTGGTCAGTGCAGCGTCGAGACCCTCGGCGCTATCTTCGCCAAGCCGGAGAAAGATGCGTCTTGCAATTACGGCGTAGGCTATGACGGTCGTATCGGCTGCTACGTCGACGAGTGCAACACCAGCTGGTGCTCCTCCTCCAGAGAGAACGATAACCGGGCCATCACCATCGAGGTGGCCAGCGACACCACCTATCCCTACGCCGTCCGGCCGGCTGCGTGGGCTGCCATGCTGGACCTCATCGAGGACATCATGCGCCGGCACGGCAAGACCCGGCTCATCTGGTTCGGCAATCGGACGCAGAGCCTAACTTATCAGCCCGCAGCCAACGAGATGGTGCTGACCTGTCATAGATGGTTTGCCAACAAGTCCTGCCCCGGCGAGTACATCTACTCCCGGCTCAACGCCGTGGCAAACGAAATCAACCGGCGGCTCCTCGAGGATCCGACCCAGTACGAAGACGAGAAAGAGGTGTGTAACGTGGTGCTTCCCATCCTCCGGCTCAATGATGAGTCGGGCTACGTTAGGACAATGCAGATTTTGCTTAACAAGTACAACTCCGCACGGCTGACGGAAGACGGTGCATTCGGCCCGGCTACCCACAGGGCCGTCGTTGCCTACCAGCGCGACCGCGGCCTTGACGTTGACGGCGTCGTCGGTGTCCAGACATGGGCGCAACTGCTCAAGTAAGCCATGCTGCCAGACAACAAGCCGGTCATCTTCACCACGCCGGCGGATTTCGGTGCTGTGACCATCTTCTTCGCCCACGACATCCATAAGGGCAGTGAACAGCACGATGAAGTCAAGTGGGAGCGGTTCAAGAAGTTGATTCTCTCCCAGCCGAACAACTACATCGTCTGGGCGGGCGACTATTGCGAGAATGCAGTTACGGGGAGCAAAGGCGACGTTTACGCCCAAACTTGCCCCCCTAACCGGCAAAAAGAGTGGTTCACGGAGCAGCTGACGGAACTGGCTGACCGCACAATCTGCATCGTGCCAGGCAACCACGAAGACAACCGCATCACCCGCACGGTGGGCCTCTTCCCGGTCTACGATTGCGCTCTTGCCGCCGGGCTTGGTGGCCGCTACCGGCAGACCTATGCTTTCGTCGACATCGCCGTCGGATCCAGCGGACACGGCAAGGCAAACCGCCAGCAGCACTACTATGGCTTCGTTGCCCACCGGCTTCGGGATTGCAAGGCCTACAACGGCAGCGACTTCGTCGAGGGCATCGACTTCACAGCCTATGGCCACGACCACGAGCCAGCCGACCACCCGCGGGCCAAGCTGATCTATGACAGCCACAACAAGCAGGTCTTCGTCAAAGAGGTCGAAGTCATCGACTCCGGCAGCTTCATGACCTTCGGCGGCTATGCGGCCCGCAATGGCTGCCGCCCAAAGTCTTCGAAAATTTACACGCTGACCCTGTTCAGCGGACGCAAGAAGAGAGTCGAGACCCACGGCTTTCATGTATGAGAACACCCCCGGAGGAGCAATCCCCCGGGGGCTTTCTTTTTCGAAGCAATTTCGAAGCAAAATGTTTTTATGTTTTGATACAAACACCCTCCGAAAAGTGCCGATTTGTATCAAAATGTATAAGCCAAAAAACGCCGAAAACCGTTGGTATCACAAGGAAAAACCCCGCAGCCGTTGTGGCCACAGGGTTTCTCAATTTTGGTGCCGGTGGTGGGACTCGAACCCGTCACGAAAAGCCGCCCCGCGCTTGTGCCGCAACGACTTTGAAAACCATCGAAGCAAAATTGAAGCAATTTTATTTCTCGGAAGCAAAAAACTGCCTCATTTTCTGCGCCGCTTCGGTCCGGCTGGAGTCGGAGAGCCGGATATAGATGCGGTGCATCGTCCCTATATCGTCCCATCCTCCCCACTCCATCAGCTGGCGCTCGGAGATGCCGAGGTGGTATCCAAGGCTGGCGAAAGAGTGCCGGAGTCCGTGGTTGCCGACCTGGGTGATTCCGGCGCGCTTGCAGGAGCGCTTCACGTCGTCCAGGAGCGTTTGCGCGCCGATGGGGGCAACATTACCCTCCTTGAGAGAAACCCGCTCCAGGGCCTCGGAAAGGGCCGGTATGAGGATTGGAATCGTCCTGGTGGATCCACGCGTTTTGTTGGTCTTCTTCTCCACATTTCCGTTCGGCCCGCGCACCACCGCGCCATTGATCCGAATTGTCCCGGCCTTGAGGTCTACGTTCGACCACTTCAGCCCGCGCACCTCGGAAAGGCGAAGGCCATGCAGCTCCAGGAGCGCCGGTATCTCGTAGCTTCTCCCCTTCACCGACTCGACAAAGAGCGGTATCTCCTCCGGCTGAAGGAAGGGAATCTCATTGACCGGCACCTTGGCCAGATGCACCTTCGGCACCTCGACGCCCGCGTGAGCCAGGGCGGCGTGAAGGAGGCCCCAGGCGTTTTTGACGGTCTTCTCGGAGACCTTGGCCAACTCATCATTCACCATGGCCTGGAAGTCGAGACCATCGACGGTGAAGTCCTGGTATTCCTCCCACCGCCTGTCAGCGTACACCTTGTAGGAACGCACCGTAGACGGCGATAGGACGGCCCTGTGCGCCTCTATGTAGGCTTCCTGGCATCCCTTGACGGTCAGGTCACATGAGGCCCCTGGGAGCCGTTTGGAGGCTTGTAGCGAGGCTTTTATCAGCGCCGCCTGTCTCTTTGCCTCCGTCTGGGTGCGGGCCGTCACGGTCCTGGATTCGCCGCCAACGCGCAGCTGGATGGCCCAGAGGCCGGAGGCGAGTTTTTTCGGTTTAGGGATCTTCATCGTCCGCCTCCACCTCCTCGATTGGCTTGCCGTTCCAGAAGTCTTCGCGCCGGATGTGGCCAACCTCGTGACCGCAGGAACGCAGCTGCTTTGCCCTGGTGTTCCTCGCGTTTATATAAACAGAGTAAGTTCCGTCCTCGTTGGGGGTCACCATGCCGCCAATACCCACCGGGAGGTCTACCACCCGGACAAAATAATCAGCGTTTTCAATGGTCAATTCTGTTCCTCCTTGTACTTTGCGAGCAGAGCGGCGGCCTCATAGAGCCTACTGGCCGGCAGCCCAACACTCGCCTCAAACAGCGCACGAAGTGCAGGATTGTCACGGATAGCGTCGCGGATCTCCATCACATCGCCGTCTTCCTCCGGGAGGGCGGCGTTTTCGCTTTCTC